CCGCAATTAGGGGAGATTGAACGGAACTAGGTCCATTCAAAGCCCTTTGGCCACTCACGTGACCAAACGTACCTAGCCGGCCTTATCCGGTAGAGCCCACGGATGGGCTCCTCACCGCGTGTAGGCATAAGTCCAAGCAGTTTAGGTGGTAAGATACCACCAGCTGCAAAACCGTTTTGAGCAAGCTGGTAAGTGTACTCAGCGAGCTTTTCGGTTTCGGACATATGACTCGATAAGGACAGTCGTGCAAGTCCGGCGAATAGGCTACCTGGTGTCCGCGGATCTAATGTCTGCGGTACAAACTGAATAGCCTTGACGTCGAAACCTTCCCACTCGGTGGGAGTCAACACCCCATTAATTACCTTGTGAGGTAACCTTATAGAGCGATGATCCACCTCAGACGGAGAGGTGATAAAACCAGTATCCCCAAAGTGTGCAGGAACGTGGACTCTTCGCCACTCTCGTGACGGGAGCCTATGAACCTGTTCCCAGAGGGACTGGAACTGCTTATCACAACCCGTGTCGTCAAGTAGACGCCGACTCCAAAGACGCAGCTGGTTTGCCGCGATCACAGGATAAGGTATCAGACTGGACGATTCTCTCCGAAGAAAGAACGGGCGAACATTTTGGCCGTCAAACCAATCTGTTCCACACGATTCGAAGAAGCGACCTGCCAGGAAGCTTTTCGAAATGTTCACCTTAAACCCTAGGTAGGTCAAGGCCGCCGTAACATCATGCGCATAAGCCTGAGGACAAATAATGTCATCCCCATAAGCTGTACACAGATGCCATTCCTCACGCGGGACAATAGCTTGCACACATGCTAAAAAGACAATCGTCTCCAAAGCAAATGTAAAGCCATTTCCCATAGCGCAAAACTTCTCGGTGGTCACAATCTTACCATCAATCTTGACGCGATGGTCGCGAAGGAGGTTCAATAAATGATACCACCTCGATGACGTAGCAATACGCACGAGGAATTTTGCTAGAAGATCACTGGCTTGCGACAAGTCAATTGTTGCACACCCTAGCAAATGAGCTTGGGATGCTAGCCATTGATTCCAGCCCTGGTCACCCAGGTCGACGCCAAAGATACGGAGCCGCTCCGACAAGTACTGTCCGACGCCTAGTGTTCCATATTGGTTCACGTTAGCGCCGTAAGCACAGCCTCGGCGGTTCTTAGCATCTTTAGGAGCTGTGAAGAACACTCCAGCTGATACGGGCAAAACGCCCTTGCCTGAAATCGCGTAGTCATACCACGCAGCAGGCATAAAAGATTCAGCAAAAGGAGCAAATTCCTCACTAATAGTAGGGCTGCGATCGTATTTCTGCGACGCAACGCTACCACCCTTCACACCAACCACAGCACCTGGACCATGGCGCGAAAGCTCCTGAATCCGTTCAAGTGCTTCCACATCAAGAGGGCCCATAATCGTTTCAACACGGCTGACAAATTTGGAGAACCACACAGGGTGATCCACCCAGTCAGTCATATCTAGTCGATCATTTGTTTCGCGGTTGTGCACTTCAGCTGCATAAAACGCAGCACGCGCTTTCGCTTCAAGATCGATATCCAGCGGCAGGTTTGAGCTCTTAGACAAGACCTTCGTTATTTGGTAATCCAAGGCGAAATGCCGAGGGTCCTCGTAACTACTATGGTCTATCGTCAGATCAACAAGTTGCTGCCACTCCTGATATTTCACAAGGAGGAATACAGTAAGGGCGCGTACGGAACCAATCTGTTCCGCCAATGCTTGTGTGAATGTTGCTTCGAACTCCAAGTCCGAAGACATTTGGATCGACATAATCGGTCTCCAAGGCGTAGTCGGCTAAAAGCCAATTATCGGTCAGGGAAGGTACCTTCACCTTTAGCTCATTAAAAGACTGCCAACCAGATATGGTCAGCAGTAAGTAACAGCCGAAGATCAGAGGGTATGGATTCTTCCACATGGCATCACCCGTAGAACGGATCGCGGCTTTCAACGTAAGACTGCACGATGGTGCTTCCAGTCAAGGAGGCAACCAGAGCGTACATGTCTGCGCGTTCAGCTTCAGTCCAATCGTCCGGAATGATGAACTCACCGATGAACCTTGCCGTGCTGACGACGGAAACAACACCCTCGGCCGACGTCACCTCTTTAGGGAGGTTAAGCCGGGTTTGGATCTTGTCAGTGCGCCGCCGAGCGTTAGCAAAGCTATAGCCCAGGACCATTGACCGATTGCCCCCGTTAGTCGCGCTCTCGGTATTAATGAGAGTCGACATTTCGCCGATCGAAATCGGACGAAACACGTGAGCAGTCGAGGTAGCATCGTTAATCGACACAAGTGTTGGTGCTGGCATACGAGGATAACTCCGCGTCGGTACCCATAATTGGGTGAGGTTAACGTTTAAATCCAGCTGCAATCGCCAGGAGGTACGACAACTTCCGGAAAGAACCGGACGGCCGCCACTCAGGGGTCAAGTCAACTGGGATGCTAGAATGGACTGTCCGAGTGTAACAACTACGGTAACCCATTCCAGGGCGTTCCACATGCCAACCTGTGGCAGAGGTAGTAACCCTGTTATCCACAAACCGGTGACCCGATTTGAGGGTTTCCGTGCCCATAACAGACCTGACGCCTTTGCAAGCATCAAGAGAGGAGAGCCAACTACCTACAGTAATAAAGTAGTCGACCACCCAACTGAATGGGACAGCGGCCCAAATGGCCTCGGCCGGATTTCCGGCTGTTAGCGCATTAATGCTAGCAGGATCATAGGTCACGTAGAAAATACCGCGCCGTGATTCCCATTCTTCACACCGAGCACTACCGAGCTGCAATCCGTCCTGAAACGTTCTAGAACGAACTGCTTTCCGGGTGACTATGAC